GCCGAGTTTGGCGTGGAGCCGCCGCCCCAAGTGCAGCGGATTGCCATGTCCTCCAAGCGCAACATCAAGCGGATCAACAACCCCGACGATGTGATGAGCCTGCCTTACAGCATCGTGGCAACCCGCCAGCGGTTCAATATCTATTCTGGAAACTATTGATGCTTATCGCGCTTGATTACGATAAAACGTACACCGTTGACCCGGTGCTATGGGATGGTTTTATCGTTGCGGCAAAAGCGCGAAAGCACGACATAAAGATTGTCACAATGCGAACACCGAGTGAGTCTATTCATGTGGATGGAGTAGAAGTGGTCTACACCAGCAGACAAGCAAAAATGAAACACCTAGCTGCCGACATTTGGATTGACGACAACCCCGCGTGGGTTTATCAGGACTCGCTTTGAAAACGCCCATCCTTGGCGGAGCGTATGTTGCACGGTCGGTCAACGCGGCCGACAACCGCATGGTCAACCTGTTCCCAGAGGCGGTGCCTGAAGGGGGCAAGGAACCCGGTTTTCTATCGCGCTGCCCCGGTTTGTTGCTACAGGCTACCGTTGGCACCGGCCCTATTCGCGGCTTGTGGGTGACCAACGGCGTGGCCTATGTGGTGTCGGGAAGTCAGTTCTACAGTCTAACCACAAGCTACACGGCGACTCTGCTCGGCACGGTGTCTGGCACCGGCCCCGTCAGCATAGCTGACAATGGCACCCAGATCTTCATTGCTTGCAACCCCTTAAGTTACATCTACAACACATCCACGGCGGTGTTTGCCCAGATCACGGACGTTGACTTTCCCGGCGCGGGGACGGTTGGTTACCTTGACGGCTACTTTGTGTTCAACGAGCCAAACACTCAAAAGTTTTGGGTGACCAGCCTGCTTGACGGCACTTCGGTTGATCCGTTGGACTTTGCCAGCGCGGAGGGCTATCCGGACAATGTGGTCGCGCTTAACATCAACCACCGCGAGATCTGGCTATTCGGTAACAACTCAATAGAGGTCTGGTACGACGCGGGGAACGCAGACTTCCCGATGGCGCGTATTCAGGGTGCATTTATGGAGTTAGGTTGCGCGGCCGCGTACTCGGTAGCAAAACTTGACAACACAGTGTACTGGCTCGGGTCGGACGCTCGGGGGCGCGGGATCGTTTACCGAGGCAAAGGCTACAACGGCGAACGGGTGTCTACCCATGCAATTGAGTTTGCCATCCAGAACTACGCTACTATTTCAGATGCTATTGGCTACACCTACCAGCAGGAAGGACACGCATTCTATGTGTTGTCGTTCCCAACGGCGGGCAAGACTTGGGCGTATGACGTGTCCACCCAAGCGTGGCACGAACGCGCCGGGTTTCAAAACGGCGAGTTTGTGCGCCATCGCAGCAACTGCCAGATGTCGTTCAATAACGAGATTATTGTTGGCGACTACGAAGACGGAAAACTGTATGCCTTTGATCTTGATGTCTACGCCGATAACAGCCAAATCCAAAAGTGGCTGCGGTCGTGGCGGGCAATTTCGCCGGGTCAAAACAACCTCAAGCGCACGGCGCAGCACATGTTGCAGTTGGATTGTGAGTCGGGCGTTGGGCTGAACAACGGGCAAGGCAGCGACCCGCAAGTGTCGTTGCGCTGGTCGGACGATGGCGGTCACACCTGGTCGAACTACCACGCCCGCACAATGGGCAAGATCGGGGAGTTTGGCGAACGAGTGATCTGGCGGCGGTTGGGCATGACGCTCAAGCTGCGGGATCGGGTCTACGAGGCCAGCGGAACAGACCCGGTAAAGATCGCCATCCTTGGCGCAGAGTTGCAAGCCTCGGGCACAAGCGCGTGACAACGAACACAACCAACATTCCGGCCCCTCGGGTTCCGTTTGTAGACCTTGAAACCGGGTTGGTGTCGCGGGAGTGGTTTCGTTTTCTGTCCAACTTGTTCAACCTGACCGGCGGCGGCACGAACGTCACCAGCCTGACCGACATCCAATACGCACCCGCCGCTGCGATCGGCGAAAAGGGCGCTACGGGTGCTACCGGGGCCACAGGTGCTACGGGGGCAACAGGACTGACCGGGCCAATAGGATTAGAAGGCGATGCGGGCGATGACGGTTTCCCCGGCCCTCCCGGCCCCCCAGGCGCTACAGGGGCCACAGGTGCCACAGGTGCTGCTGGAACGGTAGGTGTGCCGGGGTGGGACGGGTTGGACGCTGATCCGCCCATGATGATCCCCGCGCAGCCGGGTCTTGCGGACACGCACATTTCGTCCTCTGTCACCGCGCAAACGGTCACCACCACCGCAGGCGACCTTACTTCCATTGCTCTTACGGCCGGGGCGTGGAACGTAGCGGCGGTGGTCGAAAGCGCCATGTCAGGCACCAACACATACATGAAGATGGGCATTAGCCAAACCTCGGCAACCTTCACCGGCACGGAAGGCAAAGACTACATTGTGTTCCCCGGCGCGTGGTCGGTCACGGCTGGCGCGGCGGCGGGGGCGATCCCTAACCTGCGGGTGACGCTCGCGTCTGCGGCCACGGTTTACTTGGTGGCTTTGGCCGGGGTTGCTACAATCACTACCGGCGTGCAAGGCTACATTTCCGCTCAAAGGATGAGTTAATGGCGATTACTCCGGCAGTTTTAGCCGAATCCCAATTAACCGCAACCGCTGCGGTGTACTACATCTCCTCGGGCGTGACCACGCTGATCGATCGGTCTACGTTGTGCAACACCACCGGATCTGCGGTGGTGGTGACCCTCTACCTTGTGCCGACCGGCTCAAGCCCCGGCGCAGCCAACACCATCATTTCCGCCCGCAGTGTTGCTGCGGGGGAGACATACACTTGCCCAGAGGTCGTGGGGCATATACTTGAATCCGGCGACTCAATCCAAGGGTTTGGATTGTCCGTGACCCTGCGTGCTAGCGGTCGCCAAGTGTCGGGGCTATAGGAGCAACACATGGCAGCGTTAGAAGACGTACTTGGCCTATACGACCAGAGCAATTTCGACATCGGCTCGACTGCGGCGTTGATTCGCCAGCTTGGGAAGCAGGCGGGGTTGTCCGAAGAAGAACTGGCCGCTGCCGTCCCAGTGTTTGGGGACGCGCATCGGGCGGCGTACAACAGCGGCTACACCGAGGGCAGCAACTACTCTGCTATTGCTCAACGGGCGGTCTCGGATGCGTTGGCTGCGCGGGGTGCAGACCCATCGCGTTTTAATCAAGCTACGCAAGGCTTTGTGGATCAAGGCGCACAGCAGGCTAACCAACGCTGGCAAGCCACGCAGGAAAAAGACAGCGGCGGGTTGCTTGGCGATCTCGGGCCGCTTGCTAAAATTGCCGCGCTGTTTCCCGGCCCACAGCAACCGTTTCTGCTGGCAGCAAATGCTGCAAACAGTCTAAGCCAAGGCGATCTAATTGGTGCTGGAACAAACGCGCTTGGAGCCTATAGCGGTTTTAGCGGTGGGTACAACCCCGGTGCTGGCGGCGAGAACGCATTATCAGCCCAAGAGTTTGCGGCCAATGCTGGCCCCGCGTACACAGGAGGCAATATGGCCGGAGAATTTGACTTTGGAGACTATCAGAGTTTCCCAACTAGCAGTCCTGACTACACGGACTTAGGTGACTATCAAAGTTTCCCGAGTAGCAGTCCTAGCTACACGGACTTAGGCGACTATCAAAGTTTTCCGGCCCCAGCCCCTAGCGGCGGATACGCCCCCGGTGCTGGCGGTGAGGGGGCATTGAGCGCAGACGAGTTTGCGGCCAATGCAGGCGTTGGCGCGCCGGGTGGCTCTGGACTAGGGATGCTCCAAAAACTTATGGCCGCTACCGGCCTGTCCGAAAAGCAGCTTATGGGCTTAGGCGCGGCGGGGATTTCCAGCCTCACCTCGCTGTACGGGGCCAGCCAGATCGGCAAAGCCGCCACGACTGCGGCCAACATTGGCGCGGGTGCGGCTGACCGCGCTACGCAACTCCAAACGCAGATGTACCAAGACCAGTTGTCGCGGTCGCAACCGTTTTACCAGGCAGGGGTAAATGCTTTAGGCCCGTACACAAAAAGCATTATGGGGTCATCTGAAGATCAAGCTGCCGGACGATTTGGTTCTCTAGTGCGACCGTTTGACGTTAATAAGGATTACATACAGTCGCCGTATTATCAAGTTAGCTTAGATAAGAAGTTAAAAGACTACACTAATAAACTGGCCTCTATGGGGCTTGTTGATTCAGGGCCGATGCGGCGGGGCGTTTTGGGCATCGCAGGGCAAGCGGGTCAAGAAGATATCACGAACGCTTACAATCGGTACAACCAAGACTTAGGCACGCAGCGCAATGCGTTAGGAAATTTGGCGGGCTATGGGCCACCGGCTACTGCCGTGCAAAATGCGGCCTCAAGCAATTACGCAACCAACGTGGGCAACCTCGGCATGAACGCCGCAGGCAATCAAGCTAACGCGGGGCTGACCGCCGCGCAAGCCAACCAATCGGCATACGGCAACGTCGGCAACGCGTTTGCGAATTACCTTGCGCCCAACCCCATGAACACGTTTTTCCAAAACCAACTCAATAGACAGCTGCCGGGGTAATCATGGCAAACATCAACTTTGGCATACTCGACACGCAAAGCCCTGCGAAGATCGGCAATGCGTTTATCCGCTCACCGGAGCAGCAGAACGCCAATATGCTCCAAGTGATGCAGATGAAGCATCTGATCGACCAGAGCGACCAGGCGCAGTACACCATCAACAAAGCCCGACGGGAAGACGCAGAGATGTTGGAGTTTGGTAACGCAATTAAAGCGTTGGGGCCAGATCCTGACCCTCTCGCAATTGCTCAAGTGTTTATAAAACACCCCAAACTCGAATACCAGCTAAAGGGTTTTGAGTTGCAAAGACAAGCCCAAGCGGACAAGGGGTATCGTAGTTTGGGGCCGATGGGCGGCGCTGCCGTTGCGCGGCCTACTACTGCGCCTACGCCCGGTTCTCCAGCCGTGGGGTACGAGTTTGGCGCAGACATGATGGCGAACCGCGCTGCGTTGCCAACCTTTGGTGACAATCAACTGGCCGCAACCGTAGCGGCACCAGCCGCCCCCGCTACCCCAATGACAGAAGAAGGCAGGATCGCGGAAATACAACCGCGCCTAGCGTTACTCCGACCGTTTACAAAAGATAACCCACAGGCCAAAGCTGAATACGACATGCTTTGGGATGAGCTAAAAGAACTTAGAAAACCGGAAACCATAGCGGCGGGAAGCACCCGTCGCAGGCCGGGCTATGCAACATTTACCGCGCCAGCAGCGCCGTCGGCCATCGCTAGGATGCAAGCAGAACTTGAGGCCTTGCCGCCCAACGACCCTCGCCGCCCTGCGCTTCAAGCGCAAGTTAATTCGGCCATGACCACGCAAGACCAGGGTGCTGAACGACTTAAAATACAGTGGGGCACGCTCGACGTAGCGCAGAAACAGTTGGCTGTTAGTCAAGCACGTCTTAAACTGGAACAAGACAAGCCTAAACTTGGTTTGACTGACCCAGAAGACATTGAACGTGTTGCTGTAGCAACGGCTAGCGGCAGAATACTTGTTGATAGGCTAACCCCTCAAACAGCAACGCTCTACGCTAAATTACTTAAGGCCGATCCAACACTGGACTTTACCAAAACAAGTATTGATCAGGCGGTGGCTAAAACGGGTGCTGTAACTACCGCACGAATTGGAGCCGAGCAAAAACGCACTACAAGTCTTACCCCCGAAATGATACAGCAAGCCGGCGAAGCGTATAACACCAACGGTAAATTGCCGTCGTTAGGCAGCGGGCCACAAGCAGCGGTAGATCGCGTAGCTATTTTGCGTTATGCCTCCGAAAACAACCCGACTGACGCCACAACAAAAGCATTAAATAAAGCGCAATTGGACGCCCTGGTTCCGTTGGCAAAACAAGAAGCGGCGGTAACAAACTATGTTAAGACGTTTGACAAAAACATAGAGCTTGCGCGGGCGGCATTAACCAAAGTATCTAACACCAATATCCCCGCGCTTAATGCTTGGTTACTTAACCCCGCGCAACGTCAACTTACCGGCGATCCCGATCTAAAGGCGTTGGGCGTTTACGTCAGTAGTTTGCAAGCAGAATTTGCAAAAATTCAATCGGGAGCAATGGGTAACTCAGTAACTGCCGATGCCGCGATTAAACGCGCACAAGACACTATTAACACCGCTGACAGCCCACGAGCGTTTAGGGCTGCGTTGGATGCAATGGTAAAAGAAAGTCGTAACCGGCTAGACAGTTTTGAAGATACCCGAAAAGAAATGGCGGCAAAAGTACGAGGGCAACCCGCACCAGCTACGCCCGCCGCAACAGCGCCGGCGGCAGTTGCACCGCCAACCGCCGCTGCAAGACCCGCTGGCGTAGGTGCCAACTGGACGTTTGAAACGGACGCTAAAGGCAATAGCGCGTGGGTTAGCCCAGATCGCAAATCATTTAAAGAGGCGCAATGATGGGTTTTGACCTTAGCACAGCTAAACCCGCTGCGGCGGGCGGGTTTGACCTTAGCACTGCACGGCCAGCGTCAGAAGTGCCTACAGGTCGTAGTGTTGGCGGTTTTGTATCAAACATCCCTTCATCTGCGGGGCGTTTGGCTGAAGGTATAGGCAGCATGATTTTAAGTCCTATCGACACCGCTAGCAGTATCTTGGATATCGGCGCGGGTGCGTTACAAAACGTGCTGCCAAAAACATTGGTTGATTTCGTTAACAAAAGCGAAACACCCGAAGCGCTTGCAGCAGGAAAACGCGCTGTTGATGCCGCCAATGCAATGGGCGGGTTTCTCAAAGAACGATACGGTTCGCTGGAAAAGATAAAAACTACGCTTTACAACGACCCCGTAGGCGCAGCAGCGGATCTCTCAATTTTATTCACCGGCGGCGGCGCAGCGGCAACGCGGGCGGCTACGGCCTCGCGTGGCCCCATTGTGGCTGGCGCTATGCAAGGGCTTCCCGGTATGGAAGCCGCTGCCAGAACGTCTGGCGCTCTGGCTACAACAGGCAAAGTGTTGACCACAGCGGGGGAGTATACGAACCCGTTAAACGCGGTTATGCCGGTACTTGGTGTGGCCGGAAATATGGCTTTAGCGGTGCCTGGTGCTCAACGGGCGGTAGACGTAACCAAAGGCGTGGCAAAAAAAGTCGCCAGCACGGGATACAACCTTATCGAACCCGCGCTGCCCGGTGGCGCAGAAGCGATAAAAAACCGCGCCATTGTGTCTGCTTTTTCAACCGACCCAGTTAAAGGCACACCCGATATTGCCAAGATGAACCAAGCAATAGCCATGCTTGAGGGCGGTGCGTCTATTGAACAGGTAGCGGTTGCGCTAAACAGCCCCGGCCTAGCTGCAATGGCTAAAACGTCCCAGAACGCTAACACGGCCTTGGCGGGCATTTACGCGGAAAGAGCAAAAGCGTTAAGAGAGAGTCAGACAAATCAACTAGCGGGGGCGGCTACAAATCTTAACGCACTGAGTCAGGCCAATTTGCCGCCTAGCGCAGGATCGCCTAACCTACCCCGCCAAGCGGTCAATACCGCGCTGGCGCAAGAACAAGCCGCGCTGGCGGCGCAACAGGCCGCTAGGACGGGTGCGCTGACAGCGGAGCAACAAGCCGCTGAAGCGGCGCTGGCGCAACAACAAGGTCAACTAACAGCAAGCGTAGCCAACCCTAGGCAAATGGAAGTCGGCGACACACTCACCAAAACACGCGCCGAATTAGAACAAAAAGCGCGGGCAGAAGTAGTTACGCCCGCGTATACGGCAGCGTTCAAAGCGTCGGTTGAGCCGTTCAGTTTTGCGCCGGTAGAAACCGCAGCCAAAAAATTAGCTGCCGATCCTTCTACGCAACTTAACCCGCAGATTGCCCCGTACACTACCGAAGCCTTGCGACTGTACGGGTCTAAAGTTACTGCGGCGGAACCCGGTGGTTTTGGTTTTCTTGGCGAGTTAAGCGCAAAAGAAGCGCCCGCCGCAACGCCAGCAATGGTAACGCTGAAAGACGCGGATAAACTAATAAAAGCCTTAAATACAGATCTAGCGTCTATTCGCGGCAACGTAGATTCAGCGTCTAACATGACGCGCAAAAATTTAATGGAACTTAAATCTGCGGCTGAACAAGCTATTACAAATGGCGTATCTGAAGAAGCGGCCAAACTGTATAAAGACGCTCGTACGCTGCATCGGACAAAGGTAGTCGAGCCATTCCTAAAGGGTTGGGTTGCTAACTTGGAACGCGAAGGCGCAACGGGGACACCAATACTTGCACCTAGCGCGGTGACAAAGAAAATACTGAGCAGCGAAGAAGATGCCGTTCGTGCGGTCGCGGCGTTTGGCGAATCGCCGGTAGCGTTGCAGGCCATCAAAGCGGGCGTGGAAGGTGAATACCGCAACGCGGTTGTATCCGGCGGAACGTCCCACACCAAATGGATGGCAGACCATCAATTTGAACTAGCGGCACTTGATAAGGCCGGTCTGGGCTTGACGCAGCGTCTGGAAAGTCTTGGTGGCGGCGCGCAGAAATTAAAACAAACCGCTACTGAATTAGAAGCCACGCGTAAAGCTATACCCGGCAAAGTGAGCGCCGAATTTGACGCGCAAAACAAAGCATTAGCCGCAGTGACTAAGGACTTGGAATTTAATAACGTAAGCGATCTACGCAAGTCTGTAGTCAAAAACGAAGCCACAATGAACCAAGTGTTGCGGCGCTTGGACGACTCGTCAAAAGCTGCGCTGGCGCGAGGCGTCATGCAGGATGTAAAAACATTGGCCGAACTAACCGCCAACGAACGTCCTATCATGGCTGCACTGCGCGCTGCCGATCCTGCTACTGCTGCGCGCATCATGGCTAACGCCAAAGAAGGCTTTAAGATACGTTCGTTGATAGAAGAAGCGCAAAAAGCCCGGCCCGCAAATGCGTTAGGCACGGAACAACGCGTTGCGGATTTAACCCAAGGGCTACCGGAAGTTCGAGCGGCGGTTCAAAAAATACAAGCAGAAATAAACCAAAGCACTAGCTTTGATAAATTGGCGGCAAAGGGTGTAGCCGCTGGTGGCGGTGTTGGAACCTTAGCCACTGAAGCTAGCGGGCCTGCGGCGGCAAGTTTTAGCCATACAATGAGCATGATAAATTTTGTGATGCGTAGGCTCAAAGGGTTGACGGACGATAAGTTGGCCGCCCAGATTGGCGTTGAACTTGCTAACTCACCATCGGCAGCGGCGATGATAGCTAAAGCGCAAGCCAAATCCACTGCGCCCGCCGTTGCAAAACCTCTGCCTCGGTTTTCAAAGGGAGAGTATGTCGCCCCAGGTGCGCTAATGCTCAACCAACTGGCCCCGTCTGAAAATCAAAACTCACTAAGGCAATCACCATGACCGCTGCTCTGATCCCCACACCCGTTATGCAGTTCCTCGACGCGGACGGCAACCCGTTGGTCGGCGGAAAGGTCTACACCTACGCGGCCGGCACCAGTACGCCGCTGGCAACCTATACGGATTACGGCGGTGCAACGCCAAACGCAAACCCGGTCATCCTGAACAGTCGCGGCGAAGCGTCGATCTGGTTTGGCACGGCCGCATACAAGCTGGAACTTTATACCGCCGCCAACGTGCTGATCTGGACGGCGGATAACGTGTCGGCCTCTACGCCGGTCGTCTACGGCACGGGCGTGGCCGCTGCGCTGGCAATCAACGTTGGGACGGCAGGCTCCATCTTGGTGAACGGTGGGGCGCTTGGGACTCCTTCTAGCGGAACCGCGACAAACCTGACCGGCACGGCAACGGCGCTGAACATCGGCGGCAACGCAGCGACCGTAACGACAAATGCCAACCTGACGGGCGATGTAACCTCTGTTGGGAATGCCACAACAATAGGTTCCACCAAAACTATTTCTACGCGGCAGGTATTCTCAAGCGGAAGTGCTGCGACCTACACCAGGCCTGCAAACGTGCGGCAAATTAAAATCCGCGTTAAAGGTGGAGGCGGTGGGGGCGGTGGATCGGGCGGTGGTAGTCCTACTGGTGCTACTGGAACTACTTCTAGTTTCAATTCGATCAACGCTCTTGGTGGTTCAGGCGGGCAATGTATTGATCAGTCCCTTGGCGGTTCGTTTGGCGGCGCAGGAGGAACGGGCGGAACTGGGTCGGCTTCGCTACGAATTGCTGGTTGTCGCGGGAATCCTGACCGAACTGTTTATGCGTCGGCTACATCGGCTTATGTGGTTGGGGGCAATGGCGGTGGCAATGGCGGCGGCATAGGCGGGGACTATTCTGGCGCTGCTGGTGGTGCTGCTGTAGCAAATAGTGGTGGGGGCGGCGGCGGCGCGGGTAACTCTAACCTTGTAGTCTTTGCCTCTTTGTACATCGTTCCATCTGGCGCGGGTGGTGGTGAGGGTGAATACATAGAAATCATCATCAACGCGCCTGCTGCAACCTACACCTATACAGTAGGCGGCGGTGGTGCTGGTGGCGTTGGCGGGAACAGCACGGGTGGCGCTGGCGGCAGCGGGTACATTGTCGTTGATGAGTTCTATTGAAATGCTACACGCCCAAATTGCCCACGACAAAGAAGAATGATGGCGACCGTTAACGAATTGGATGTTCGCCTGACCTCGCATGAGGCGGTCTGCGAACTGCGGTATGAAACCATTAACGCCCGGCTCAAACGGATTGAACATATTGGTTTCACCGTTGCCGGGTTCATCATTGCCTTGCTGCTCCACCTTGTCTTAAAGGTCTAACCATGAAAAAGCTGCTTCTCCTTTTGCTGCTGCCGGTCAACGTGTTTGCTGCCGACTTGATGATCTGCAACGGCGAGTTCGCCTTGTGCGCGGCCTCTGCCAGCGTCCCGACCGGCAAGACGATCCGCGTCGAAGGTAAAGAGTTCCAAGAGGGCATGGCGGTCTGTCCGGTGCTGACCGGCA